ACTATCGTGAGAAGCTACAAGATTGTAAGAAGTCTGAGACGGATGCTTATTATAAGAAAATTCGCTTCAGTCCCGAAAAGGGATGGCTTGATAAAGGGCCCAAAAAGACACGTAAGCAGAAGGCGGGCGATAATCTTGAATAATAGTAAATGGGTGGCTTTGTATCCAAAGAAGGCGATTTATCCCAATATATCGCAGAAATTGAGAAAAATGTCACTAAGCTACCAAGTTTTGGGAGCAATAGTTCATCAATTAATATTGGCTCAGGCCCGGCCACTGGTTTTTCACTATCAAAGGCACTTGTAGCCATTTTATCTATGGTGCTTATTGTTGGTATATTCCTAACATTGATTCATTTTTTTGTTACACCTATTTTTAAATTCAGACCTGGTCAGAAGGGAATTATACCTATTAATGTAACTCCAGATAGTACATCTTATTGGACAGATACATCATCAACAACGGTACCGACACCCATTTTAATGAAGGACTCGGCAATAGCTAATTCCGCAGCTGAGTATTCTATGACACTTGATGTTTTCATGAATAATCCAACACAATTTGCGCAAAATAAAGGTTACAGGCCAATATTTGTGCGGTCGGCGAAATCAGAATATGTGTTACCAACTGACCCAACAATTGAGAATGCTCAAACTTTCTTCCAGCAATTTGCACAAGCTTATAATTTAGCTATCTTCTTTGACAAAGATACTAATGATTTGATTGTGTCAACAATGACTGTTAATAATGACCAAATAAATGTTCGGGTTGAAAATGTACCAACCCGCCAACCATTCCGTATTGGTGTAGTACTTGGTAATACAGTTATGGATGTCTATATTAACGGCAGACTCTACAGGTCAGTTATTTATAATAGTATGCCAGTATTCTTAGCAACCCCCATTATACTTGGACCCGACCCACGTCTTGGAAGCATGGTACAAGTTCGGTTATTACAGCTCTGGCCTCGCCCATTAACACCTGGTGAATTACGTGATATGATACCGCCATTGAGCAAGTTTGATGGTACCGATTTACAAGATACAGTAACATGCTCAATTCTCCCTAGTCTTAGTCAAACACTTGATTCATCAACAACTGCCGCAACAGCAGCACTAAAAAACTTGTCGACTGACTAGTAGAGGATGAACGCATATGTTATAGGTATAATTGCTGTTTTAGCAGCACTTATAGCATATATGTTATTTAATACATTTTATAGACGTTCAGCAAAGCTTCAGATTGTGAATGAAAATACAATTGATTTGTCAGCCAAATCAAATGTTACAACCTCCGATATATCTATGAATGTTCTACAAACGGTTAATGGCTCCACATTTGCGGCTTTTATTAAGCTAACGGCAATGAATCGGACCACAAATATGAACTCACCTTACACACCATTAATGTCAATACCAGGAGTATGGTCGCTTGATTTTACGACCTCAACAGGAAGAAGTAGCAGTGTTCCGGCTGCTCGTTTATCTATACAGACTGTTAAATCTGACGGCACTGGGCAGGTTGAGACACTTGACCTACCTTCTTTCCCCATGCAGAAGTGGGTTCATTTAGCAATTTTACGCGAAGGTCGTCGTTTTGATGTAATGTATAATAATGAAATTGTTGGCTCTATATCCTGCCGTTATTACCCCACAATACAAACCTCGCCTTTAGTTGCTGGCAATCCTCTACTTGTCGGTGTAATGGTCTACCCACAAGCAGCATCAAGGCGTTATACATATGAGGAGGTGCGAGAGGCGCGTAAGGCGTTATCTGACACGCGTGGTGCGCCGCAGTTTGATGGGTTTCAGCTACCGAAGTTTGGATGCCCTGGTGGTCTATTTTGTATGACATCAGGACAGCCTAGCAGCCCTGTAAAACAATGGAGCTCTCCTTACGCATAATCTTGGTGCTTTCTATTTTACTAAGATTAGATAGATATGGAAGGTATTCAGGTTCTTAAGGATAACCCTCTCACTGGCACAGCTATAAAGGCTTTGGTAGGCGTTCTAGTCATTGCTGCTCTATACTATTTGTTCAAGTATTTGACGTCCCCTTCAATGATAACTTCTACTGTTCTTTTTGGTGGACCTATATCGGCGGATACACGTTCAAACCCGGCACCAGCATATGGTGTTAATTCCTTGCCTGCCCTGTATGAAGGTGGTGAGTTTGCTGTGAGCTTCTGGATGTATCTCAATGATTTCAGTTATCGTAAGGGCTATGAGAAGCATGTATTTGAAATCTCTGGCACCACATTTGCTACTCTACTAGTGACAGTTGGTGCCAATTCTAATAATCTCCAGATTCGTGTACATACAGCCGATACACCTACAGGCAACAATGCTCTACCAATCGCTGAGGTTACTAGACGCGTCTCTACGCTGCAGCCTAGCTCCATGGTCCAGACTGGCACTGAAATCTGTGATTTACCCAACTTTGACATGCAGAAGTGGGTGCTTATCACTGTTGTCCTAAGTGGTCGTATGTGTGATGTTTACATGGATGGTAAGCTGGCTCGTTCTTGTACTCTCCCTAACTTTTACAAGGTTGATACTGGTTACAGCTTGAAGCCATTGCTTGCTGGTGGTTATGGTGGTTACATTAGCAATATGACTGCGTATGGTTATGCTTTGAACCCTGATGAGGTATACCGTGTGTATATGGCTGGCCCTAATGCTTCTAAGAGCTTGGGTGATTGGTTCAAGTCTTTCTTTGACCCTCAGTCTGGTACAACATTTGATTACCCTAAGATGAACGGCCAATAGACAGTTGGAGCTATGCTCCAACAACGAACGGGCAGTAAACTATGTTTACCTGCCCCTTGGCTCATGCTGTCTACGACTGCTAAATAACAAAAAAAGAATCATTCGCTAATATCTTTTATAGGTAGATATTAATGAACGTGAACACTGGAGAAACATCTAATCCATTACTTGGCAGTGGACTGTTACCACAGCTTTTCCTAGGAGTATTAATATGCTTCATCTTATATGCGTTGATGTTTGCAGCTGAGACGCTATACAAGATGTATAGACGCCTTGGCACCTCCCGGATTGAACTTGCCCCTAAGACATACATGAGCCCGAAAACACGCACAATAACTCAAGACCCAAATAATCCAACATCAAAGCCTACATTTATATCTGATAATGAGATTTCTGGTGTCGAGTTTAGCTACTCTTGCTTCCTCTATATAAATGCTAATAGCTTTGGCGATTCTGCTGGTTTACGTCATATCTTCCATAAGGGAAATACAACCATTTACCCACTGATGGGTCCTGGTGTATTCTTACATAACCAGAAGAACTCCCTACGTGTCTACATGAGTTCTTTTGCCACATGGAATAATTACATAGATGTTGACAATGTGCCGACAGGTAAGTGGTTCCATCTTGCTCTTGTACTCCAGGATAATGCGCTTGAAATTTACCTCAATGGTAATATTGCCAAGAAGTTGAACTTTACTGATACTGCGCCATATCAGAACTATGGTGACTACTGTATGTTTAGCCCCAACGGTGTCCAACTCAGTCACAGCATTGTGCCTTCTACAGATACTGATGGTCTAAATATCATGAAGCAGAATCCTATGTCTGGTATGGTTAGCCGCCTCTATTATTATAACTATGCTATCAGCTACAGCCAGATTCAGAGCTTGATGAATGAAGGCCCCAACCCTGATATGGAGACGGACAGTGGTCTAACAACACCACCTTATTTGACGGACAACTGGTGGGTGTCCCAGTAGGGGAGCTGCGCTCCCCTATGACCCCTAGCTTGCTACGCCATAGGTAATTATAATAAATGAAAAAACTCGACAAGTAGAGATTGATAGAGCCCATCACTCCCTACTTGTCTTTTACCCATAACGATATGCTAATAGTGGCCGAAGGCTGGCGAGGGAGCTTGAGGGGCGGCCGCGCCCCTCACTTAAAGTTTCCTTAATGGACAACAGCAATGCCTGGTGGTGGTCTATTAAGTTTAGTAAGTTATGGCGCCCAGAATGTATTACTTAGTGGCAACCCTGAGATGACATATTTCTATAAGGCGTTCCGGCGATATTCGCATTTTGCGCTAGAGTCAACGACATTACCATGTGAAGGTCCTGATGAACTCTTCTTTGACCGACCAATCCAAATCCGGTGTAAGATTCAGCGCGTTGCGGACCTTGTAAGTGATATGTATTTCACCTTTGACCTGCCTGCTATCTATTCCAAGTTTGTAAACGATAATGACCGTGCCCAGTATAATTTCGCCTGGAGTCGTTATATCGGTGCTCATATTATAGACCGAATTGCTTTTATTGTTGGTGGCCAGAAAATCCAAGAGTTTGACGGTACTTATATTGTCGCCAAAGCGCTAACTGATTTACCAGATGATGCTTTTATTAAATGGAGAAATATTGTTGGAGATACACCCGAGCTCACCAATCCAGGTACGGGTAAATTCGGTGGTGGTAGTGAAGTTGTTGGTTATCCAACAGTATATCAAGACCCTACTCTTGCCAATGGAGCACAATCAAATCGCCCTTCTATCCCAGCCACAACCCTACAAGTCCCTATTCCCTTTTGGTTCTGTGAAGAGGTTTCAAATTCTTTTCCCTTAATTTCCATGCAGTACACGGAGGCAGAAGTTCAGATTACATTGCGACCTCTTCAAGACCTCTATAGTATATTGGATGCTGCTGGTAATCGGGTCCGCCCTGGCTTCTCAAAAGCCGCTGCGCCTGCTGGACAGAATCCAAATAACCCTGTCTTCAATCCTAACGCAACACTCGACCCAGAGTTTCGTACTTTCTTAGTCGACGTTGGAGATACACCGCCCCCACTTAATACACTTGCTATCTATCCTCGTATTCAAGCAACGTATGTATATTTGACTAAGACAGAGCAGGAGGTATTTGCCTCTACACCACTGAACTACTTATTGACACAGATGACACGATATGACTATCCTGGATTATATAATCGTCAGCTTATTGACTTAGAGACACATAATATGGTTCCGCGACTCTTTATTGTTCCTCGCCGCTCAGACTCTGTTCAGTATAGAAATGACTGGTTCAACTATACAAATTGGTGGACATATCCGCGACCACCATATATTCCAACACCAGTTATACCAGCCTACGCAGCCTTGGTCTACTCGTCAGGTATTGATGTTCCCCAAGGACAAGAGCAGATTATTCGCACTCTCCGACTATTGGGCGATGGTAATGAATTACAGGAAGAGAAGCCTTACAACTATTATACAGATGTAACTACGTGGAAGTATAGTACAGGCCGAGGTGCTCCTGGTCTAGGCCTCTATGCTTTCACTCTTCACTCGCCGAATGCCCAACCGGCGGGCTCTATTAATACAAGCCGTGTACGACTCTTTCAGATGGAGGTAGAGCCATATCCTCTACCTATTGAGACAAATTATGTCTACAATCTGAGTGTGTATGTAGAGAGTTATAATTTCTTCATTGCGAGTGGCGGAAATGGCGGTTTGAAGTATGCGTTGTAAACGCGCCGCGGTAGCTCAAAAATTGCTCTTCATACAGAAAAGAGGATGAGTCTGTTAGAGAAGTTACAAAATACGATTAGTTATAAAATAAATAATCTTGTTTCCGACCCAGCCGCTGCCACATATGCCGCCGAGCAGAAGCAGAAGGAGGAGCAAGAAAAAGCCAACGCAGAGGCCGTGAAAAAGGTACAAGATGCCAAAGTCTCACAACAGCAGAAAGCAAAAGAGGCTGAGCTGAATAAACCACCCACATTACCAAAACAAGCAGTAAGTACAGCAATCAAGACATTTGTTATTATCTTAGGTACTCTTGGCGCCCTAGTACTTGGCTCAATGGCTGCTAATGCCGGCATTCACAGACATATCGCTATCCGCATACTCTATTTCATTTATGGGTCGGGTATTGGAGCTATAATAGCATTTTTCTCTGTAACAGTGCCTCTATTGCTTCTTTTATTTATTCCGATTATAGCATTCCTCTACTTGTCTGATAATTTGCCACACATGTATGCCTTCTTGCCTATTACAAGTATGGTACCAGAGTCTTGGATTGGGTCATTAGTGCTTTGGCCATTCCGCTGGGAAGCACCAGAGCATGCTGACCATTACGAGGCAAAGATGGAGACATACAAAGACCTCCTTGAATCTGGACTAGCAGTGGCGACTGGTGCGCCTCTTCTTGAGAAAGAGCTACCAAAACCAGACGCCTAAACCTCATAGCATACCACACCACAAATGGAGACTAAACCATTCGTAAGTGTCATCACCCCAACCTATAACCGCCGGCGTTTTATCCCTGCGGCTATAGCTTGCTTCAACCATCAAACTTACCCTAAAGAGCGCATGGAATGGATTGTGCTCGACGATGGCACCGACTCTGTAGAGGACCTTTTCGCCACGGTGGCCCCAAATATCCGTTATATCCGCCACCCCACTAAGCTCACCATTGGTGCTAAACGTAATATCCTAAACCGAGAGGCCAAGGGTGATATTATTGTATGTATGGATGATGACGACTATTACCCGCCAGAGCGCGTTGCCACCGCTGTCAACACTCTCCGCTCTAAGCCAAAAGTTGAGCTCGCCGGCTCTAGTGAACTCTACTACTATTTCTCTGACTTGAAGGAGATTTGGCGTATTGGACCTTGGCCTACTGGTCACTCAACCGCTGGGCCTCTTGCTTATAAGAAATCATATACGCGAACACACAGCTACGATGAGACATGTCAGAAGGCTGAAGAGCCATCATTCTTGGAGTATTATAAAAATCCATTAATCCAGATGGACCCACGCAAATGTATGTTAGTGATTGCTCATAGTGAAAATACACATTCCAAAAAACAAATGATTGAGTCAAAGCTACCGCCTCTTCCAAAGAAAACTACGATGAAACTCAAGGATTTTATTAAAGACCCAATCCTTAGAGATTTCTATGTCAACGCCTAAACCAACTCCAGAACAAGACACACAGTAATTTATGGCCGAGTCTATACCAGACTATATAACTCTTATGAATAACGTATACAGTTCTTCGCTCACCTCCACAAACCCTACTTGTCAAACACCACCAGAAATAAAAGTTCCATTACGAGACCATCAGAAAGCTCTCCTACAAGCTATGGTTACACGTGAAGAAGAGATGATGAGAGGGATAGATTTAGATAATACAACCTTCTATAGTCGTATAGGTGTACTTGGTGACCAAGTTGGCTCTGGTAAGACGCTAGTGGCTCTGGCACATATTGCGCTCACCTCTGCGCAGAATGAAATTTCCTATAAACGTTGTATATCAGATGGTCCTCATAGGGAGCATACATTTTCTGTTGAACATATAAATATAGATGAAGGTTTTGGTGCCACACTTATAATAGTTCCCCATATATTATATAGACAATGGAAAAATGCTATTGAGAAGCAAACTACTCTGAACTGTTTCTTCTGCTCTTCTAAACGGGACCTTGGTCGTGAAACAATAGTCGCAGATATTTTAGCATCAGACTGTGTACTTGTCAGTAATACATTATATAGATATTTTGATGAACTCTGTCACGATGCTGATATACAGTGGAAGCGCATCTATGTAGATGAAGTTGATTCAATGGTAATGCCATCTTCAAGGTCGCCGTTAAAAGCGGCGTTTATCTGGTTTTTAACGGCGTCATGGCAAAATATCATCTCACCTTACAACTATTATTATTCAAACGTCATTATGAATGAAAATCTTCCTCTTGAGCCTGAATATGAAGAGCATCTAAGAGGAAGTATGGGAGTTGGCAATCATCGCAGAACATATTTTATGTCCTACAGATTCTTTGAAAATTATCTTTCAGATAATCCCCAACGCTACTATCAAGTTCTTCGTACAAAACGGGAGTTCTTGGAGCAGAGTCTTCAGCTACCAGCATTTACACGTAATACAGTAGTATGTGAAGCGCCGGCAGAAGAGACAATTATCCGTCGTTTTATTACACCACAAATACGTGAGATGCTAAACGCTGGTAATACAGAGGGTGCTCTGCGGTCTCTTGGTGTTAAAGAAGAAACAGAAACAAGCCTTGTTGACGCTGTCCTTGCAAATATCCGCAAAGATATTCGTCGCACAGAGCAAACACTTGAATTTAAACAACAACTTGAATATGCATCTCAACAACAGAAAGAGCAGGCTCTAGCAAACCTTAATACTCGCCTAACTTCTCTAAATACACAATTAGAATCAATTAAAGAACGAATTAGTAATACCGAAGAAGCCAATTGTGATATTTGCTATGAGCCATATAAGAAGAGCCAGCCGGTTCTGATACCATGTTGTAATAATATTATCTGTGCCCATTGTGTCCTACAGCATATATCTTCTAAAGGGCAACATACAACATGTGTTTGGTGTCGCTCTCCATTAGATACAACAAAACTCACAGCCATTAATAATAATCAAGCCCTAGCACCTACAAGTCAGAAGCAACAGAAACCAAGTAAGATTGAAGCCGCCTTAGCAGCCATAGCTGCCAAGCCAGAAGGGAAATTCCTCCTCTTTTGTAGATATCAGGATATCTTTACTAAGATAAAAGCTAAACTTGACGAATCAAAATATGGCACAGAAATTCTCACAGGTAACAAGGATATGATTGGCGCAGCAATTGACCGT